TGCTTCTACTATTTGCATTATCGTCTTCCTCCAGCATGTATATCTAATCTAAAAGTTCCTAATTTCCAATTAGTATCTACCGCTGTGTTAGAAACAGTTAAAGCAATTGCCCTGGCTCTAGCACGTGTATCTATTTTTTCAGTGCTAGATGTTATTGTAAATGGACCCAAAGGTGAACTAGCGGCAGCATTATTAGGGTAGTTTCTTAGATCTAATTGCACAACTGTATTACCTTGTTGTGATATAAAATCAGGAATAACTCTACTAATTCTCATTATATTTTCTCCATCACCTCTAAGATCTCCTAAATTAGTTGCAGCTCCTCTAACAACTTTTTGCGTTATGTCATAATCACCAGAAGTTATGTTTGCAGGTATAGCTGTAGTGACTCCAAGTCTTACTTGATTAACTCCAGTCTCATGCTCGTAATAATATGATACCCCTTCTGTATTACCTGTTACATCAAAAGATGTGTCTGTGTCAGCGTCGTATTGAGTTGCATGAGGTAATCCGAATACGGCCGAGTCTTGCCATGTAGTTCTTATAAATAAACTACTTGCATTTACAAACCATATTGGTCTCTTAGCTGTTGAATCTAAATAACTGTATGTAACAGACTGTGTGTTTACATTAGAGTTGGCTTCAGGATAAAACCAAATAACTTCTCCAAACAAGTTATTAACTCCAGCGTAAATCATTTGATTTGAAGTCGTGTTTAAATTGTCATAAACATAATCTTCAACTAAGCAATCCATAGATTCTAATTTACCAGTGTATTTAAAAAAACCATTTTCTGACATCCAGTACGCAGCGCCATCAACTTCAACAGCTGCATTCTTACCAATTAATCCACAGTTAGTACCTACTTGTTCAAAAGCGAACGTAAAAGGAGTACCAACAAAACGCATTGTAAACAAAGATGTATCAGACCAAATGTATATTGCATTTCTACCAAGTTTAGCTCCTATGATCCGTGATCCAGCGGCCAGTCTTTGTGTACCAGCACTATTTGTTGCTGTAGGGGTGTATGTGTTTATATCTTCTTGAGATGAAAATCTTATAAACATTTCATCTTGTGTTGTGATATCACCAATCGTTGTTTCAGTTCCGAAAAATACTAAGTGACGATCGGGAGTTGATACTATCATATCCCTAGAAGCAGTAGGTGCTCCAGTTATAATTGTTGCTCTAGTTGCTGTAGCATTTGCTAAGGATGAATCCCATTGAAAACATGCTCCATTACAAATTAATGCAATTAACTTATCTCCTAAATTATCTAAAGACCATAACCCAGGCTCTCTAACTTTATCCGTTGTCGATGCTGCTTGACCCCATGCTGAGTAAGCACTAAAATTAGTTACTGTTGCTCCATTACTATGAGAAGCATTGGTTGTTCCTCGGAC